TTACTTTCGCCGACATTGCGCTATACTTTCACTCACTGCAGTGAGTAAATTCACACACTGCAGTGAGTAAATTATTCTATGGAGCACACAATGAGTAAATTATTCTATAAGGTCATAATTGAGGACATTCAAAATGAGAATTGCACGGAAGCAGAAACAGATGCGCTATTAAATGCTTTCGAACACACCCTTAAACGAATGGCTTCTACTTTAGCGCGGCGCTCCTGGTATGTGTTGAGGGATTTTGCCACCGCTAAAAAATACGGTATAGAGCGCTTTAATCTGATGATTAAATGCAAACAGATAAATAATTGCAATCAATGGCAAGGGGTCTTTGAATGCGAAAATAAGAAACTTTCAGTTATTGCTACTTTGGAAAAATAGGGGGGATTTTTAAAAATGAATTGGAAAAATTACAGTACACGAAAGGCAAGGCTCAATTTAATAGACATCATAGCGGGCGCCATAGGTCGCGGCGCTTGCATGCTTGAGGAAATAAAAGGACAAGATGCTGTAGATTTGCTTGTAAAATATAACGAACTCGAAAATGTGCAAGATGAAGTATTGGCGGGTGTTTGTCGTTTGTTAAATGATAAAGCATTTAATCACTGCTTAGATCTAGATATGCGCTCTAAATTGGCGGAGCTTTTGATTACGCATGACAAGTACGAGGAGGAGCTTACTTCTATATTTGAAATGGTCTACGCTGATTTTGATTATTGGATAGAATATCTAACAGAGACAAAACAAGACCAAAAGGTACACTAATGGCTAATTGACTACATAAAACAGAAAAAGCCTTTTATATAATAACCATGCAATTTAAAAGTTAATAATTAAATTTTCAACCAAGGAGAGAAACCATGAAAGCAACTCAAATTATTGTAAGCGATGCAAACTTTGAAAACATCAAGACTAACAGCTTGATCGTTCAAAACAAATATGTAGACAAAGACGGCAACGCTACAGTTCCTATTAATCAATTTATGCGCGTAGTTGATCCTGATGTATACATAAAAATAGAACGCTTTACAGATGAAACAACCGAAGAAGTTGAGCAAGTATTTGCAAAGATTAAAGAACTTAAAACTATATTTTAATATGAATAATTGGAAACCTAATTACTTTTATTTTTTTTAAGGAGAAAAAAGATGAGTCATACTATCTATCACTATATTCCATATGCAAACGAGGACGAGGCGTTAATGGATGAAATGTTAAAAGATCTAGTGCGCTTTTATTCACCTAAAGCAATAGCTAAAGGGACAGGAATAAAAGAAAAACGCTTTAAGGAAGGGCTGACGTTCAACAATGAAGAATTCCGAAGTGTCCTTGCCTTTTATTTAAAAGAAAAAGCCTCCAACCGGCAAATTCCTACTTCTTCTTACTTCTAATTACTATATACTAAACGGACTAAATAACCAATCATTTACCAGGAGGTACACAATGAAAACAGACAGCATGAATGACACCGAATATTTCATATTTGAAGATGTAGAGGCAGCAATTAAAGCAATGAACTCTACAGCATCGACTAAATATAACGATATGTTTGAATATTGCATTGAATCATTGCGCGATGATTACTTTGAAATTACAGACTACAACGAAAAAAATGGAGTTTAAAAATGGCAACATCTGAAAACGACGACGTGCAAAGTTTGCATGAAAAGCTTGGGAAAATTCAACTCGAAATATCTGCGCCTAAATCGCAATTCAACAAATTTGGGAACTATTACCACCGCAACGTAGAAGACATACTGGAGGCATTTAAAAAAGTTTCCCGTGGAACGTATCTCACATTGAATGATGAAGTTGTAGAGATAGCACAGCGTGTATACATAAAGGCAACCGCTACCATATCAGATGGCAAAGATTCCATCAGTGCCTGCGCGTATGCGAGGGAGGCACTACAAAAAAAAGGAATGGATGATTCACAAGTTACAGGTTCAGCTAGTAGCTATGCGCGAAAGTATGCGCTAGGCGGCCTCTTGGGCGTTGATGATAACAAAGACGCCGACACTATGGACAACGCAAGTGACAACGCAAAGGCACCCCCGCCTCAAAGACCAACACACTACAAGCAGACATTCGACACGCAACTTTTAAGAAAAAAAACAGAATTTAAAGAACAGATAAAAAAATGTGATGATGTAAACAAATTGAGCGCTATCTATAAAGAAATCTTAGCAATATTTGGCCCGTACAAAGACAAGGAAGAAGTTAGCGATTTTTTAATGGATGTTGTCGACCTTTGCAAAACCCGAAAACTTGAACTTGAGGAGCAAAATTAACATGGCATTAAATAAATTTTTAATAATAGGGACAATGGTTGATCAACCGATTAAACAAGAGACGAACAGCGGCGAAAAAGTAAAAATTAAGGTTAATGTAGCCGAAACACCCACACAAAACACAAACGGGAATACAATTAATATTATTTGCTACGATCAATCGGCTGAGTATTGCCTAAGAAACGTAACAAATGACGATTTGCTATATATTGAAGGATATTTAAAGCCGGTCACTAATTGGAACAATCAGCCTGAAATTCAACCAATAGCTAAATACGTGAAAAAAGTTATTAATAAACACTATGGGACAAACGTCACATCGAAACGTAGCGGCTTTAGAAGCCCTTACGAATTCCGACATCTGGCGCATAAAATAGACTAAACCTTTAAAAGGTTGATTAGTTGTTTTATGTATTCTTTCTGTATTAAATAGGTTGTGTAGTATTTCTTCGCTACTTCTTGCGGTGTTGAGTTTGTAGTTATTGTGTGAATAGGTAAGGCGGGCATTTCTGGCGCTTCCCTTGATATTTCAACCGGTAGATATTCAGTACTTGCACAACCTGACAAAATAAATATTAGCAAACAATAAAAAAGCGGATTTTTAGTTGTCATAAAGTGCCCATAATATTAATACAAAAAACAATATCTGCGCGCTTAACATTTACTCCCCCTCTTTTATAGCTTGTTTTTTTAGCCACTCTATAGAATCTTGGCAGCTGGCGCCTAGGTCTTGGGCGTTTATATTTTGTACATTGTCTTGTAAGTCATTAATTGCAACAATTGCTAGATCATATTTCTCTTTGTATTCTGTTTGTTTTTTCGTGCTTTCTCTTTGCAATATCTCATGGGTTAGGCGCAAGCTTTGGTTTTCTTTATTACAATATTTAATCTCTTTTTTTTGTATTAAAATATAACCGATCAAACAAATAATCAAAGCAATAAAAAAAGTATTAATCATTGACCCTAGGCTTTCTCTTATCATTTTGTTTTTCCCCCTCGTTTTCATCGCTGAAGCATTGAAAAATAATTTTAGCAATAACCATGATGCCAATCATTAAAAGGGTAAGCGTCTTGTCTGAATGAATGACACTATAACCAAGAGCAGTCAAACAAGCCGTCTGTATAATATCGGCTATTTTTTGTATTTTTTTAGGCGTTGGTAAATAATAATTTTTAAAGTTAATTTTCATTTTTTCGCCATTGTTAACGCTTCGCTGTAAACGTGGTTATTTCTTCGCAACCAACCCTTGCCGAATGTTTTGAAGGTATTAAGTGACTTATAGAATATCTCCCGCTGCTTGTACATATCCAAAAGTGTTTGTGTAACGTCAGCATATAAGCAAACCTTGACGGTTTCCGGGCCAATGATGCCGTCAACATGCGCGCCGATGGCTTGTTGCAGAAATTTGCCAGCGCGCCCCGGCCCGTGGTTTACTGCACAATCAAACACAAAAAGATCTATTCCTAGCGGTAAACAGTCCCCTTTAATTTGGTTCCAGTACATGTAGTGGTAGATGTCTTTTGCGGTTTCAACGTCTAAATCTTTAACGTCTTTAACGTCGACCTCACGATCTAGAAAACGTGACAACGTCGCGCGGGTTATCCCGTAATTTGTGGCACCCCCCGGATCTTTTGGATGATTAACAAAGCCTCCCTCATAAGACAAAATCAAAGGGATGCAATGCTTAAAATTATTTTTCATAATAACTTATATTAACATACTTTGCGCTATTTTTGCTAGCATGATGCTTTTCATACGCGTAGATACCGCCGGCAATCATTAAAACGAAAGAAACAACGGAAACGATAATTTTCCAAAAGGTTTTAGTAGTTTTTAAAAGGGTCTTTTGATAGTTGGATTCTTCTTGAAGGGTTTGAATTGTTGTGTGGTGTGTGTCTAATCTTTTCTGCTGCTCACCTTGTACTGAGTTCAACTTTGCAACCTGCTCTAGAATGTGATCAACGTGTTTCTCGATAATTTTTCTTTTCTCGAAGTCATCCTGTAGCTTAAGGTGCAATTCTGTCAGGCGTGGCAGGCTATCATCTAAATGATCGCAGAGCTTCTCAACTTTAGCGGAAAGGTTATTAATATTGCTTTCTAGCACATGCACTTTGATGATGTGCTCATCAATCCGAACATCTGCCATTTTTAGCCCTTAATAGTTTATAGTCCCTTCCTCAATTTCTAATTTAGGATTCCACGCCCGCAAGTTGTAGATTATTTACCAAGATATCATTTGCGCCACTGTTATTCTGACAATACAACTGGAAAGTGTCGTTTTGATTTGCAAACCCTATAACGTTGAATGTGAAATTCGCGCCAACGTTAGCGTCTGCCTCAACTTTTGATGTTGGGCCTGCTGGCGTGCCGTTTTGCAATAAACCGAATTCTACGTTTTGATTATTTCCGCCTGATTGAATTGTAAATTGACCGGTTAGATTGATTGAAAAATAATTAGAGCGCTTGCTATCTTTTGTAATTACACCCGTTGCAGTGTTAAGGGTTACGCGCGAGCTTCCGTTATTGATGAAGGAAGAAGCCAAAACGGCGGTCGGTGTTGAAGCCGCTGATATTGTGGTTACCGTTGCATTGTTGTCAACTTCTGTATTAATAAAAGCCTTATAATTTGGCACGCCCTGGTTGGCTTCTATGATCCATGACGGTTGCAGTTCAATATCAATTACTAAAGGTAAAAATGTCGGTACATTTAAATTTATATCTATAAAGCTGCAAGACGTGATATTAGCAAATCCAAACGTTGCCGCATTATCAACTACTACCCCGTTTTGATTTTGTTGTGGATGGAATAGGCATCCATTCATATTTACAGCACCGAACCCAACGCCGGAATCATTAACAAATTTGACCTGATCGCCTACAAAAAAGTTAATGGGTGATGCAAAAGTTGCCTCTTCAAACCATCTCAAAAATTCACAGCTTGTCAATTCAACTTTACTTGTTGCCCTGAATTCAACGCCAACTTGTGCCAGTGCATCTGTGCGTTGTTCGAAATAGTAAAAAAGAGTTTGTGAAAAATCGACGAGATCAAAACCAGTAAGAATTACGCCATTTTTACAATTGCGCAGCTGGCAATTGTGCATATTAAGGGTTTTTGTTCTGCCGTTGTTAGGCTGACCAACGGCGAAGTTTGACCCCGTCAAAGCGAACGTATCATCTCCGCTTGCCGTTAACGTAAGATCTGCAATTTCGAAGTCTTCATTTACTACATCAATCAAAGCCCCAGAAAATGCGCCTTCTATTTTTGAGTTATCGCGCCCTGTACCTCTAAATACAACGCCGGGCTGGTTGATTGTCAAAGTGCTTGTGAATGTGTGAGTGCCCAAAAATACATATGTTGTGTTAGGTGAAACACTAGTCAAAACCTGCCCATCTTTTATATATACAACTTTTTGACCTAATAGAATGTTTCCAGTGTCAGAATTTAAAGATAAATCTTGCGCGGCGTTTGCTTTTATTTCAAAAGCAGAAGGATTTATTAAATTCTGGAAGTCGATGTATCCATTCGCACCCTGAACTGAACGAACAACTGAAATATCATTTCCGGACATGTCGAGGTTTTTATACATGTTAACCTGACCAATGCCGCTAAAACGCATAAACTCTTGCAGTGTGCCATTGTTCGCACACCAGAAGTTTCTCTGGCCTGATTCACTGCCAGTGGTAACATTTGCAGTAATAAACTCGTCTTTGTTGTAGGTAAAAGTTCCGCCCGTGTCGTTTAGTGCTGAATGGTTGCGCTCCCAGCTTATGTTAAAATTAGCGGCCGGTTGTCCATTAAATATATTATAAGATAAAAAGCCGCCATTGGTTGGATCGGTTTGTTCTATTTGGTTTAATTGTGCAATAAAAGAGCTAGTAATTGCTTGAGAATCAACAAGGGCCGCACCGGATACGCTCCCCCCCAAAACATTAATAGTTGGTGCATTAAGAATGCTTGCATTAACTACACCTGCATTAGTAATGGGGTTTCCTTGCATGTTTAAATCACGAAAAGATTTATTTTCAGGACCACTCGAAAAGCACTCAATTTCAGAACCTGCCACGTAATTTTTAAGTGTTGTTTCAGTTTCAAAAGTGGAGTCTGTATTGTCTAAAATTCTATACTGTATAGCCTGATAGTTTTTCACTGCGGTGTTGCTTGCTTGTGTTTCCCCTCCAACGTTAGCGACGACACCGCCAAGGGTTGCAACCGTGGGATAATCAAAAACAAGAGAGGGCCCGTCCAAGTTATCATAGCTAATTTTTAAAGTATTTAAACACTCAACGCTACTTGATGCTCCCCCTTCTACAACTGCAAAAGCAAGATCTGATGAACTGCTAAACACTTGCATATTAACGTTTGAGTCCATGTTTATGGTGGGCCCGTTGTCGTAGGCATCCTGTAAACTAAAGATACCCTCCCCCGTTGCCATGTCTTCCCAATTTACACTTTTTTTAAGCTGTACCGTGCCCGTGTCGGAATTAAAAATAAGAGATCCTTCCGGCGCATTTGATAGGTTGGAATCTCTGTCAACTGTCGAGACTGCAGGCGTATTGATTGTTTTATTTGGGGTTACCATTGGCTGCTCCTAGATTGCAAATTTCATCATATTTAATTGTACGCATTGAAAATCGTAAGTATTTCCGACTGTGTGATTTTGTACAAACTCTAAATTTATAATATTTTGAATTGTCACGTCGATGTTGTATAAAGTCTGAGTTTGTAGCGTTATATATTGCAATTGATCGCTGAGATTAACAAAAAAACCATTTCCCGATACTGTCCAGGTTGGCTGTCCGGTGTCTTGTATTCTTGTGAATTTTATAGAAAAGTTAAACGGTTTGACTCTGACTTGCCCATCAATAATCAGTGGCGTGTCTAGATTATTTGTTAGAATTTGATTCGATCCAACGGTCAATCGAAAATTAGAACCGGCGGGAGTATCTGCAACTGTTCCCCTGGTGACGAATTCGCCGATTATGTCAATCTGGAAAGTGTCTCCTATGTTCCATGTATTGGCTGGTATAGTATTTGATCCGGTACTAGTAAACCAAACCGGCGTGTATACTCCGGCCACGTAATTGTCGGAAGGTAGCAGAGTGGTGAAGAATGATTTATTTTCAGTTGCTGCAAGTCCCGTCGATGAAATCACACCCCCTGAAATATTAATTCCAGAGCCAGCAGTTACAGCTAAAGGCGCGGATGACCCATCCCAACTAGTCACAACATTTGGCTCTGCTGTTGTTGAAATCTGACCGCTAACAATTGAAATATTATTTCCCGCTGTCACATCAACTGGAGCGGTGCCACCGTTCCAACTTTCCACTACTTGAGTTCCACCCGCACCGACTCTCTGCGTGTGTTGGTCAATTAGCAAATTAAGGGCTTTAATGTCTAGGTAGTTGTTAACGTCTCCAGATATGCGCGCCCATTGAACATCGAATAAATAACTTAAATTTTCATCGTATGGGAGTGTAGTAGTAAATAAGCCCGTATGTGTTGAATTAACCCCGTTAAAATATAACGGGTTAGTTTGAACAAACCAACCGGTAGCATCCAATGTCACCTCGCTTGTTGCTGTTCTTGTTACTGTATATTCAACAAAACCGGTACGCTGTGCGGCATTGGTCAATATTAAATTAAAACTAGGGGGTGGGTTTAATATTGTGCTACCGAAAACATATTGAAATGATCCACTTACTGAAGGAAAACTCGGCAATACTGGATTTAATTCGTAAGTGAAGCGCATTTTTACAGATTCACCGACCGCTAAAGAAGCCGGCGCGATGGTTTGCGTGCCCTGCAATTGATCAATCACTGACAAATAATTGCCAAATTGAAAAACCGTGCGCGGAATTAAGCATGTCCCAATATTAAAGTTACCAGATTGTGCGCCCCCACCACCGCCGCCGGTGTTTGTAATCACGCCGTTTGTAATATCAATGCCCGCGCCAGCTGTTACTGCTACGGGATTAGTTGAACCGTTCCACGAAGTGACAACACCACCACCTCCGCCGCCGCCGGTTCTGCTTGTGTGTTGCTCTACTGTGTTATTGATAGCCTCCACGCCTAGATATTGTTGCGCTGTTCCTTGGTTTGGCCGATATTCAATCTCCATTAAATAAGTGTTGTTTTCATTATATGCAAAAGTGTTAGGAATTAGCCCAGGATTACCCAGAAGCGAGACAACTGTACCGGCTGAATTTATATAGTAACCGTTCACGTCGATTGTCACTTCTGTTTGATTAATCCGTGTAACCGTGTATTTTAACGTTCCAGACCGCGTTGTGATTGGTGCCTGCAGCACCATGTCTGCGAGTTCGTAAAAATAGGGGCCAAAGGTCCATCTAAACTGTCCGGAGATAGTTGTGACTGTTGTAATGTTTACGGGCACAAGCTCAAAGGTAAACTCCATGATGGCTTGCTCGCCTATTAGCAATTGCCCAGGTCTGATATTTTTATCACCTTGCGCAGTATTTGTGACACTTAAAAAAGCACCGAAAATATAATTTTGCGGTTGAGTGGGGGAGGTCATTTCCCAAATTTGATAGTTACCGGAAAGACCGCCGCCGCCCCCGCCGCCAGTGTATGAAATTATGCCGTTTGTGATATCAATATCTGTACCCGCGGTGACTTGAACCGGTGCTGTTGATCCGTTCCATTCTGTTACGACGTTAGGCTCTGCGGTCGTAGAAATAACGCCCGCGGTAATGTCCATGTTTGCGCCAGCAGTCACAGCTACTTGATTTGTTGAACCGTCCCAACTGATAACCACTTGGTCATTGGTTACATTCGAAGTGCCACCGATTGATGTTGGGGTAAAGTTAAGGCTGCTAACTAATATGTTGTCAGCGTTGGTGTTGTTTTGAATTAAACAATTCAAGGTGTCATTGGTTGATAATTGAATCAAGGCCTGCACGTTTATGACATGCTCGGCTGATGTCGTGCTTCCTAAGTATTCCGTCTGCTGCGAAGATGGAACAGGAGCACCATTGAGACCAATAGAAGCGGTAACATCTACCGCGGTTAAGTCTGCCGTGGTCGTGATTGTAAAGGAGACCTTAAAGACTCGAGTTTCAACGCCTGTGTATGTAAGAGTGCCTTGTCCGCCAAAATTAGAAAAATCTGCAACAGGGCCTAAAATATAAGTTCCTGCAATTTGTACGGGAACCCCTGGCACTAATATTTGTGTTTCTGTCGTGTTGTTTTGTAGTGACAGCTCCGCATAGGCGCCATCGTTAACAATTACCGGAATATCTGACAGATACGCTACCTTTTCAATGTCTGGCGTTGCTGGCGTGCCTCTGTTGTTGGCTAGTCTGTTGTCGTCAATTATAAAAACGGTCGAACCTGTGGAGGGGGTGACCATTGCATCAGCTTGGACTTGTGTCATGGCTGGCGGTCTGATGCCCACCTCTGTTGATGTCCAGGTAACCTCTTTGCCTGCTACAAGGTTTGTGTTGCCGTCGGCGCTGTTGTCGTATGCGTCTTGTAAGTCAACGTTTGTATCACCAGTGAAGCTAATCACGCCGTTTGTTATGCTAACGCCTGTGCCCGCTGTGACATTAACCGGAACCGTGGAACCATCCCAGGAGGTGACCACTTGGCCGATGTATGCCTTTAATTGTGAGGCTGTCCACCTTTTGTTGTCTGTGTTAAAACCAACTACTTGGTCAGTGTCGACAATTGGCGTTCCTGCTTGAAATTGTGAAAACTTAGTCGGCATTTTTTTTTACTCCGTTACAATTATGTCTGCGGTTAACTCGGTGATAATGTCATCTTCTGTAATTTCTGTGATCATGGGGTCGTTAGGGGGCGGTGGGAGTGGTGGCTCACCAAACCCAACCAATAACGGGATGTATTTCTGCCCATTAATCCAATTCATTATTCGCCACCGTGCCAGGTTATGTTAAAGGCTGAAGTTGCTATTATTTCAGTTGATACAATGTTACCTGCTGCATCATAAGTATTAATTGGCGCGCTGCTCAATACTTGGTATCCGTGACATGGCAGGATTGCACCATCGGGCACACTCACAAATGCATTAGGCTGATTTTCTGCGGTAAGATAAACCAAAGATCCGCCAGTACCAACTTGTAAAAACTTGAAAAACTGCGGGTTACCTTTGGAATCATACAGATTTTTGTCTAGATTGTTTGTTCCAGCAGATAGAACCACCCCGCCGCGCTTTATAAAAACGCCGATATCTTGGCTTGGTTTTTCTCCGGTTACGCCGTATACAGGCTTTGAGCTTATCGTCATAATATCACCTATAGTTTAATAATAGTTGTGCAGAATGTTGTGGGTTGCATGTTGTTATGTGGACCGTTTCCGCCTGTAAACCCAGTAGTTCTGGTATTAAGAATTTCTCGCGGCCTCAATCCCCCGCTGTTACCTGTCGGGTATAAATCATCATAGAGCGTGTAGGTGTGATTGTGTCTTGGCATTTCTTGTATAGTTAGTGTGTGGGTTTCCTCACCGACAAACTCGCCCAGCTGCCGATCTGTTAGACCATCACCTTGTCCTATATTACCAATTACGCGGCCCAATGTCCTGATAATCTGCAACTGCTTGTTGGCGTTCCAGTCATCTATTGCAGATGCGCCTTTGGTGTCTGGGTCGCCGTTACTGTCAAATATTGGCGCGTATTGTTCATCGATTAGGTTCCAGATTAAGATGTAAAGATTAATCGTTGCCTGGTATGGATAATCTGCGCCACTTTCAAAGTTTCCGATTGTTTGATCATTGCAAGGAATCCACCCTTTTTGCACGTTGTTTGGGTCAAATATTCCAAACTTTAGGGTTCCGGTTGGATCATTGGCAAAAATTGAAGTTTTATCGCCTCTTTTTATTTGATCATTAACTGATAAATAGGGAAATTCTGGTAATACGTTGGTTTCGTGCATTTGAACGTTGGCAATGTCTATGTTTGCCAGTTCATTTAGAGGCAATCTAAAGTTAAGCAAAACCTTATCATTTTCATCCGTTCCACGCGTCGCGCCTTGCACAGTTGGTACCGTGATGACTCCGGTGAATTGTTGCCATACAGGTGATAGCGCATAAGCACCAAATGGTGTCTCCTGTTGTGGTGTAGGGGTGCCACCGGTACCGAAGAATTGCTCAAAGGTTGCCGTAACTGTCGAGCTTGTAGTACTACGCCCCCAAAAACCGAAAGCGATTTCTTTATTGCTTAAAGTTTGCACTGAATAGAAAGCCTGAGTTATTGATAATTGGGTAGTGTCACCAGCGCCAACGTTAGAACATTGATAGTTCAAATAATTCAGCGGATTAGCTGGTACTTCTGTTTGCCCTAGAGCAAAAGGCACGCGCTGCACTTGTATGCTCATTGATGTTGTATCTCTTAAGAGCGTCCAATCATCCGCCAACATGTTCTGATTTGGGCCATCAAGTGAGGTTTCACTTGTCGCGTTCAGTTTGATATATGTTTCATTGCTTGTGTTGCTGCTTTGGAAATCATCACTCCCCCAGCGCGTGAATTGTGAGTTCCTAACAATATTTGGAAAACTCTGATTAATCACAACCGGACCATCACCGCCACCGGTAACTTGTGGGTAGTTGTTCTGTGTATATACCAACTGGTAAGGCACAGAAGGCGCGGAAGGATCTACAGAATATAGCGCGATGGTGTAGTAATCGTCATCCTCCCAATAAATGGAAGCGCTCCCGCTTGAGTCGAGCTGTAGAGGGTTGGGATTCAATACAGTCATTCCAGGGTCTGCGTAAGTATCTTTAAATACTCGAGTACCATTTTGAAACGTAAACAGAAAACCACCGGCCAGCGCATTACCCGCCTTGTCTCGTCCTGTCCATCTTCCATTAGGTGCTAGTATAACGCCCATTTTATTACCTCGCTTATTCGAACTCTGGAATGTCAAACATTCCGCCTTGTGTATCTGTGCCGGAAATTAAGGGCAGCCCTGCACCTATTGCACCACTTGGAATCTTACCGGGTTGTATAAATCCTGGCTGCTTTCCTTTTAAATATTGCTCAACCAGCCAACGACGCGCGCGCGGGCTTGTCATTGCTTTTCCGCCTAATCTGGCCGCTAGAATAGCGCCCAACGCTGGAACCGTTGCACCCATGCTAGCCAAAGAAGGAACAGCGGTCGCACCTGCAATTAGTTTCAAGGCTTGCATCTCTTTAAGCTGTTGTCCTGTTGGCATATTTGCCATTGCATTTAGTGCGGGTTCGTTTTTTTCAACTAGGGTTACATAATCATCAAGGAGCTTTTGTTGTTCTTTGGTGAAAAGCTGATCTTTCATCCGCTGGTCCCTTTTTTTATAAAGGTTCGCCATTTTTTTGGGGCTCAGTTTTTCATTATCGATTGCCGTTGCCAAAAGATTTTGACCAAATAGCTTTCTATCCTCTGGTTCTAAAACTTTGGTTATTTTACTGAGGAGAATCGGGCGGTCTGTTATGCCAGTCTTCACAAAGTCTCTAACTAAAGTGTCCGGGTCTCCTTTTTTGCTATACGTATACTTCATTATTTCAGGCTCACGCAATGGAACGATCTTATCAGCAAAGAACCGCTGCGCTTTATCATATGCCATTTTTACTTCTTCAGGATTTCCCGCGGACTGCATGGAATCTTCAAGGTCATTTTTCAAACTTTGAGCCAAACTTTTCCATTTTTGCGCTACAAATGTTTTACCTTCAGATTCTAATTCATAGCCAACGTTGTTTAATTCACCAATCATTATATTCGCGTCTTTCACTCTTCCGGGTTTCGCATTTGCTGCTTGTTGTAAAAATTCCTTAAGTTCTAGCCTTGCTGGGTCTTTGATTTTTCCAAATATTCCGGATGTTTCTGTTTGTCCTAGAAGCTCCTCGGCTTGTTGCGTGTATTTTTGCGGGTTAACTTGTATTTTGAATTTATCAGCTAAAACATCCACATCTTTATAAAGTGCTCTTTTTTCATTTTCTAGCTGATTATTCACCTTAATTAAAGCATCTTTTAATTCTTCACCTACTGATTTTTCACGCGCTGGAGTAATAGCTTTTATGATATTCTCCCCACGTTGCCTGATTTCCGTTCCCAATCGTTGCAATTTTGCAGGAATAGCCGAAAATGGGACAGGTTGCATTATATTTTCTAAGCCTCTTTTTAATGAGGGACTGTCTAAAATGTCTCCTAGGGGCGTTTCTGTTCCTTCTAATTTTCGCAATAACTCCGGTGCTTCTTCAGCTGTAAGCGTGCCCATTCCACCGAAAGCTTTACGCAATGCTTGCGGGGCTCTTGCCAAACCTCCAACACCTAAACCAAGCAAACCTCCCAAGGGGGCAGCCTCTGCTGCCCTTTCTAAGCTACCCTCTAGACCTAACCTTTCAAAGGTTGGATCATAAGTTATAGGGGCAGCTGCTGCGCCTGCTAGCGCACCTTTTCCAAATATGCCCGCTGCGCCTGTTAGTTTCGGGAATTTTTCCGCTGCTTGTGTTAGCAGTCGACGCGGCATAGAGGCAGCACTTGCAAGCTGTGGCAACTTTTGACCTGCTGCACGCAAAAAAGCCGGAGCTTTTGCAAGTCCAGCGGCTGCACCCCCAACCGCTAAAGGCGCAACCTCTGCACCAAATGCCAACGTTTCAGGCAACAATTCGCCGCCATATTTTGCGCCGTATGCTTCTTCTGCTGCCTTCATTTCTTGCTCGAGCGCTCCAGTCAATCCAAGACCACCGAAGGCTTCACGCGCTGGTGGGATTAGAGTTTCAATTGCAGGATATAACGCCTGACCAAGACCTGCCCCCGCTCTTCGTAATCCCATTCCTACAGGTTCTACTATCCCCTCAAAGCCTGCTTTAAGTGATTCTAGCCCTTGTGTAAACATTCCAGGGCCTGGCGCTGCTTCTGGCATTTCTTGCGCTATGGGTTTGATTATGCCCGATTGAATACCTTGATATATGGCCTCTGCTTTTTCTTCGTTTGTCATGCCTAGGGGTAGCTGAACTTCACCGTACCCTTCGATATATTCAACTGTGTAGTCTGTTTCGTTGTAGTCTTCCATACAGCCTCTCTTTTATCTTAAATCGGGTCGCCCAGTTTGAGGATCTATCCCCCATTTTAGGGGCGCCTTTGGTTTTTCTTCTTTTGGTTTGCCCGGTGTTATTTTTGCCCCGTACATATTCTCTTGATTTAGATGTAATTGCTCATCATCAAATTTATCTTTTAATTTTTTGATTCTGTTCTGGTAAGCTTTGACACTTTCACCGCTTCCGATTTTTACTATTTTTTCAGCGTCCGCATATGCTGGCAATAAAGAGGGGAAGCCTTCTAGCTTCATAATTTTATCTTTAATGCTTGCTAATATGGCATTTCCTGCCGCTTTTGCATCCGTTCCGCTAAATTGTCGGCCGGTAATCTCTGAAATTAGAACTTGCGCATCTCTCCAGTTTCCTTTCCATCCACTTTGGAAAATTGGGGCCACGTCTTTTAGGTTTTCTAAATCTTTATTAACGGACTTTATAACTTCAATTTTTTCTAGGTTATCTGTGAATCTTTTTTCTGTTACCGGCTGATAATATTCATTAGTTATCGGATCCTTGCGGAATATCTTGTCTTTTTGACCTGTTGAAACTATTTCCATGGGCACACCACTCGGACCCTCAAAAGGTGTCAACACCGGCGCGCCTACTGCTCCGGGTAGTTTTGACTCTAAAAATTGTTGATATTGTTGCGCTTGTGGTGATTCAGGGCCAAATTGTTGTGCTATTCTTTCTTGCTCGGCCAAAATTTTACCAAATTCTGTTACATAAGCTGGTTCTTTTTCGGCTAATTGTTGCTGAAGTGATTGTCTATACATTGCAGCTTGCGGTGATTCTGGGCCAAAAAACTGCTCTATTGCCTGCTGTTCTCCTAGCATTTTTCCCAGCGCTGTTTGAAAACTGGGCGCTTGTGGTGCTTCCATTGCTGCCTGCATTTGCTTAATTTTCATCTGATTAATTAAATTCGCAAGGCGTCCTTGTTCGGTTAGCTGTTGTTGTCTTTGTGGTTCAAATTGTAATTGAAGCCCAGCCATACCCGCGCGCGCTTGTTGCTCTTCTGCTCGTGCTCTTTCAAAATCTCGGCTAAGTTCTGCAAGTTCGCCAATATAGGGGCGCCTTGCTCGCTTTTGTGCCAAGTCTTCATAGACTCCCGACCATTTGGTCAACTCTTCAGCTAATGCCATTTTCTTTCCTTATATCAAAAGAGAAAACTTAAACCAGCGCCTACCAAGCCTGCTAATGGGTCAGAAGCCGCCCTTGCTTGCGCTTGTCCAATTTGAGCTTGTCCCATACCGCCTGCAGCTCCTAGACCCATTTGCGCTAAGTTCTGCATCGCTTGCAAATATTGCGCCTGTTGGCCTCTATAATCCCCTAAATAGCTCTGTTGTTGTTGCGTAGAACGGAGCATATTTTCTAGCCATTGCTGCTGATCGGCTGATAAAATATCTTTTGCGCCTCGCTGCCACATATCGTAAAAACTACCCGATCCAGTCATGCCAGAAGCCGCCGCAGCATTTGCGATTGCTTTTTCCATTGCTGCTAGTTGCTGCTGATATTGCGGGCTTTCTTCATAACCTGACATCAGGGTTTGATAAAACTGTTGAGGAGTTGCGCTTGCTTGCCTATACATCCAATCTGCGGGCTCTCCATATCGTCCCAGGGTTTGCGCTCTTTGTCCTAGGTAGCCCTCCATACCTTGTAGGGCACGCTGTCCCGCTTCTGTGTATGGTTGTAGTTGCTCTTGTGCTTTTCTATAACCTTCGGAATAATCCGGTGTCTTACCAAAAAGACTGGAGGCAACATTCCCAACTGAACTTAATAATCCCATTTTTTCGCCCTTTTATGATGTAAGCTTTGTACTAATTTTACCAAATTCTCCTTTGAGTTCATAGAAATCAATATTAGCCAGTGCTGTGTAGATTTCCACAAACTCAAGTCTAAATTCTACATAATTTGAAGGATCAACAGTCGCATCTCTCAAGCTTGGCGTTTGTATTACAACGTTTAAATCATTAAAGCCAGGTTCTAAATATAAAGCCCGACTTTGTACCGTTTGTGATGTTGGCCCCAAATTATAAATAACTGTAAATCTAACCTTTACATATTCGGCGCCGTTGTTGTTTGCTTGCACCGTAAAAGTTAAAAATTGGTTTTGATATTTGCGCACAGTGTTGGCTTGTCGCTGGTAAAAATAAAAGCCTGGCGGCGTATAAGCTGTTAAGTTTAGATTTACAAAATATGCGCTATCAGACTGCACCTGTGAGTTCTCAGGGTATACCGTTGGCGTTATTGTATAAGTTGCAACAGTCGCCCCCACAACAAACCAATCAGTGACAAATTCCTCATTATCGCCGTCTGCTTGTGTTGTTGCTATTAATCCTTTACTGAGTGATGAAAAGTCAGAGTTTGTCAATTGTGAAACATTGGAAATATCAATTAGGTTATCTAAAAATTCATAGAAAGTATTGAGCAAATAATAAAGCTCATCGGCCGTCATGTTTGGCTTTGGTGGATTGATTAGGTCGCTTAATTTAGTCATTAGAAGCTCAACCCCTCTGCATCAATTGCGCCGCCTAATAAATAAATGGGCTTCACATCGCTAAATATTTGCACCTTTGCTTGAAAGTCTCTGTGGGTTCCAAGTAAACGCCAAACCGTGCGCTCTGTATATTGCCCCTGCCTACCTAGTGGCGCTGGCCTTTGTGGACCGTATGACTTGCCCCCATTTCTAGATACGCTTAAATAGGCCTGCGGGAAAAAATCCGGGTTAATATAGGACACCTGCCCATCACCAATCCCCGACTGAAAGTCTAACTCTAGGGCGTTAATTTGTATCTGCTTATATGTTGGAAGTGAAAAATGCCTGAAAACGCGCTCTCTTTTTATTGGCTCGCCGGCGTTGTCACCATAGGCAAGCGACATCGTATAGACGGTATTACTTCTAAAATCTCCGACATAATGCTGCCGTTTATAGAAGGCATGACAACTGGAAATATGCCGCGTTTTTGATGCCAAGGGGGAGGAAGGCTCAAATTTTCGCGGCAACATTTCCATTCTGTGCCAGTAGTCAGTTGTGGAGTCGTAAACAAAGGTCCAATTGTCAGCTGTCCAGTTCATAACATAGAACAAATGACCATCGTCTTTGTATATATAACACTGTAAATCTTCCGGCTGGCTAAAGCTTCTAATTTTTGTATCTACAGAGTCCCAGCTTACCCTTTTGACCTGTAAACCTTCCGATACAAGCACTGAAGAAAAGCCGTTATTGTCATTTGATAGCCAAAACAACAGGCCGTCTTCTTGTTGTATGCTTGCCACAGTTTTACAGCCGTCATTAATAATTACGTTGTTATCTCTGCGGAATGGAAAATCTGGATCGCCTGATAAATACCAAACTTCTGTTGTTGATTCTTTAAAAAAGAAAATACGCTTATTTACTACGCCGCACCCCGTCAAATTTCCGCCGTATGTGTTAACCTGTGCGAAGTCTTGACTATCCCATTTTGTTCCGTCATTGGGGGCGCTTACATAAAATAAGATGGTATTTTTTACTGTAACAATGAAAAATCCCGCGAGATGCTCGCAACTGTTAGGATTAGCCGGAAAATCTGGATCTGCTATTTGCGTTAAACTTAAAGGGGCAAAATCTATAATATAACCAGTGACACCATCAACAAGCAGAATTTGCCCGGCGTTGTTGATTGCGAAGTCAACATAACCGGTTAGTGTAACCAAATTTCCAAGAAATACAGGGGTTGGGTTGAACTGGTTGATATATGTAACCGTTTCGCCCGTTATAATGAATAGATAATCCTGATAGGCGATTAATTGCCGCACTGAGCGGTTTGAAATATCCACCGTGAACTCTGCCTTAAGGCCTGGCGTACCAGCTAAGGCCTGCGGCTTTTTTCCTCTTGGGTTGTTGAGTGCATACCAATTGATTGTGTCTTCTGCGTTAAAGTCTACTGTGCGCTCTGTGTCGTATGGTCCCACAACTGGAAAGTCAGAGTACATAATAACTCCTCGGCCTAAATGGTCGCCTTTCTAAGAATGGGTTGCTGTTTTGTAGTGACATATCCGATGGGTTGGTCGCTTTTAGCTCCTGCATTAACCGGTTGTATTCTTCGAAAAATTGAGGAGGCAAAACGGTCTTGTACAAATCGCTAAAATCTTTTGCTAGCTGATATTTTAAAGGCTTCAAATAATAATCTGGGAATTGCACAAGCTGCTCAAACAGACTGACAAATTTTAACTGCCACTTTAAATAAAGCGTTAAATTATAAGAGCTGTCGGGTGTGGGGTACAGTGTGAATTGGCTACCTTGGGAGTTTTGGTCATTGTTTAAAATGACTTGCTGCCGTTCAAGATAAATTAAATTTGGGCGCCCTTGATAATTACCATTGAACAAGTTCCGCTCTTTTAACGAGGCAAGTTTCAACGACGTTAATAAATTGCTATCAGTGCTGCTACTGTTTGGTGTCGTTATGTTGCCCTCGTTTATGTCAACGATAACTTGGCGCGTTGTGTAGGTTGCCACTCCTGGCTGCAGGCTTATTTGATATTTTGAATCATAGGGAATATATATTCCAATATTTCCCCACTGGGTGATTACATCATTAAGAGTTATCAAGCCCTGCGTTGCATAGAACCCTTGGGGCTCTTCTGAAAGCTCAAGAACAGAAGCCAAAAGGTAAGCATCTCTAATTAATGTGCCCGCTGTAATAGTCACTGCATGCTCCCTTTTTTTGCGTCTGGTTTCATTGTTTGCATTTCTATCCCGCCACGGTCTAGATTTAGTTCTAGGCCTAAGTTGGCAAATTTTCTTTTTAATATAAGCGCTTCTTTGTAGGCTGGATCTATTGGCGCGAAATAGTCCCTGCTTTCTTCTTGTTTGCGTTCTTTCTCTTTTTGTTTAAAAAAAAACATTAAAAGCACCTAAAAAAAGGGGGAGAGGTTGTCCCCCCCTTTTTATTTATTACAATCCTAGAGCATATGATCCTAAAATACGTGTAGCATATTCTGGAAACACTTGGATGCCGTACAGAATATCAAAACGCAACGAGGTCACATCAGTGATGTTGTCGTATTGTTTAGTCATACGTACAGAAATGCCCGCATCAGAATCCACCATAGTTTTTGCATAAGCGCCTGAGTCGTTAGGCTCCCACAGCTTAATCATGGCAAGCGTGAATGCTTCAGGGTGATATGCCAAGTTGATGGTATGTGATGCCTCAAACACAACGTTTGCACCAGTCAAAGGAAGCGCTGTCACGTTGTCGTAAGGTGTGCCAGCTAAAACAGGAACTGGGCTAACTGGAATGTCTGCGTTTCCGCCTCCATCAACCAAAGTGTCAGCTGTAACAACAAATTGTGCCAGCTGTCCGGTCTTTGTGCGTGTGATTGGGTTCACAGCACCAACGCCCGCAACGGTAAACACTGCGCCTGCAAAGATTGTGATATTTGGAAAAAATCCACCCATAGAAATGAAGGTCTGGCCTGATGGGGTATCTGCAGCAACAAGCGGTAAGCCGATGTTGCCTGTTGGCTCATCTGTTAAAACAGACTCAACAGTATTTTGCACTTGATGCATGCCAAAGCCCGCCATCTCGCCTATATAGCCTTCTTTTAGGATTTCGCGGTTAAAGTCTGAATAGTTAAATTGTCCTTGAAGACCAGCAGCCAAAGCGCCACCATCAAGAACATTTAGACAAGCATAACGAGGTGAAGTTCTCACGCCGAAGCTGTCAAGCTTTGTTCTTGCTTCATTGATCACACCGAAAGTATTTGGAGCGGTTCCAGCTGTTCCCACGTTGTTGTAAACCTGCAGGCCTAAGCTGTACAAGTCTAAATCAACTTTATTCGCAAGTTGCAACATTGAAGGTTGGATAACTTCGCGGTTGAAGTCGTCAAGATTCAACGCTAATTGTTCAGATGTGACGCTGGTCACTACTTTTTCGCGGCGGTCGATAGTTAAAGGTACAGTTCTTTGTATGATGTCTTGAACTTGTCCGGTAGCGTCTGCGCCTGATGTTGTTGTATAGCGTGTTGGTTTGCGGATGTTTACAGTTGTTCCGCTGTTGTTTGTGAAGGTGTCTTGAAATTGTCTGTTGACTGTTTTGGCTAGTACTAGATTATTTTTGAACTCTTCAAGTACAACCTTTGAGATCAGACTTTCATTTTGAAAAACGTTAGCCATAGTTAAAGCCTCTTTGAGTGTGAGTATATGCGGAACTATCCGCGCCTGTGCCCTTTGCTCGTGGGCTCGGTACTCTCACTTGTCGAGTTGACTAACGTTTCGTGGAAACGGGCGTTTTTAATGAACGCCTAACATATTCTCGGATTCGGCCGGTCCGCCAATCACCAAACCTTCTTTTCTCTTTGCTTCCAAAGCTTGGAAAATTCCGCCGCTGGCATTCTGTCAAGCTCTGCTTGGGTGTAATCTTCCAACTTCCTAGAGTTTGCCGCGCCTGTGCCTTTTGTTAACGGCTCAATTACTGCGCTTGTTTGGGTTGGTTTTTTGGATTCGAGCTTCATTTTAAACTTTTGTTCGATTTCTGCAACCTTTTTCACCGCCTGAATGGGTGGCAATAGTGCAATCTCGCGCGCTATTTTTGGATTATTACCTAATAAGTAGAAAATATCCTCTGCATATGGACTCTCTGCGATTGCCTCCCCCATGGGCGCATTTGTTGGAAAGTCTCCCTCTGGATCAAGGATTGGATAGACTTTGCTTTCAAAGTCTTTGTATTTATCCATTCCCCGCTCTAGGCTTTGTTCATATTTTGATATGGTCTCTTTTTGTTTTTTAAAATATTCTTGTTGCTTTTGGGCTGCCTGAGCTTTCAAAAATTGATCTCTTAGCTTCCACTCTAAGCGGGCGTCGATGTAATCTTCTTCATTGTCAAATTGACTGCGCAACGGCGCGCCATCTTGCGGGGCTGCTTGTTTTGCTCTTTGGTTGAGTGCTTGTTGTCTTTGCAGTTCGAGCATTAATGCTTCTTTTTCTGCGCGCTCGCGCTCGGCTTTCTTTTTGAATCTTTCAGCAACAAATGCGGCGTTGTTTTGTGTTTCTGGCACTTCTTGAACTTCTAAAGATTCGAAAGATTCGGCTTCTTTTGTTTCGCTTGTTTCGCCTTCGGTAACTTGAGACTCTACAATGTCGTCAATGTTTACGCTTTCGACTGCTTCAGTGTTTGCTTGTTCTTGTGTATTTTTTAATTCTTCGGTCATAACTCCCCCCCTTTAATAATTAACCTTTTCTAATTTGTGCGGCTGCTTTTTCCATCTCAACCGCTGCCTTTAATTCTGCCATTTCCGCATCGTGCTTCATCTTTGAATGCTTGTATGCTTGATCTTCCTGCTTAATTTCGAGCTCTGCCATGTCAATCTTCATTTCTTGTGCATTTTTTATGGTTTCGTTTTGTATTTTTTGCTGCTTGAGCTCTAGATCTGCAGCCATTAAGCGTGTCCTTTCTCTTTCCATTTCAACCATTGGATCTTCTTGCGGTTGCGGTGGCTGAGGTGGTCGGCCTTCTTCGGCTGCTAGTATTTGTTCCGGCAATAATATCTTTAATCGTTGGGCAGCTTGTGCGGCTGACTCTACGTCTGATTCACCAGCTAGCAAGTCTGCGAGTAGTGGGCCGGATTGTGGAACTGCTCGCATTAGTTCTAGCAACAATTGCGCGCTCTGGTGTTTCTGGTAATCATACGAGCCGGTAGCTTTAACTTGCACATCGTAGTTTTCATCGTTGACATCATATTCTACTTGTTCGGTGATTGCTGCGAGTGTGTCTTCTAGTCCTTCCATGTCTGACGGCATTTGCAGGCCTATTTTGCGGTTTACTGTAATAGTTTTTGGCATGTTGTCTGGGCCTCTGACTATTACTTGCCGTTCGTCTCCGTATACGTGCGGTATTAAGTCCATACATACACGGCCTACCTGCTCAATGCCCGATAGCAAGTTGTCAAAATAAACATTTACAACATTGTTTGAGGCTGCGATTCTCTCTTTAATTGCTACGCCTGAGATTGCGTTGCTTTGCTGGCCTCTCGCTTCTTCAAATCTGCCGCTCACAAGTTCCATTTCTTGCGTTGTCATGCCTTGCAAGTTTAAAAGGGCATTATTAAAAGGGGGCGGATCTATAAATTCAGGCTTGCCCCCTGGCACTCTATTATCTGGGTTATAAAATAGGGCACCTTGTACTGCGTTCGGCTGTCTCCATGCTTGCTCGTAACGCTTTACCATGTCCTCTGTTGCGAGCCATTTTGACTTGGTGGTATTCAATACACTGCGCGCAATGTCGCTTATCGCGTAATTGTGCAGCCGCTGAGGATCTAGCAGATCATTGATAAAACTTACCGCAAGCTCTCGGCCTTCAACTATTGTGGGATTGCCGGGTGTATAAATAATGGGGAGTAATTTTCCGGGCCATTCTGTCTGGTCAAGGATTGCATTTTCTATGAATCGGACATGTTTAATGTTGTAATCCGTAAGAGTGCGCTGTTGCACAATCTCAAGAACTGGGGGGAGCATCATTTCGAGATTGTCCAAAATAAGCGCCTTTTGTTCTTCCGTTTCTGCGTCGATGGCGCTTAAGGCTTCCTCTGCTTCTGCGCGTGCGATCATTTGCTGTTCAATGAGTGCTTTTGCTTCGGCCAGTTCCATCTCTGCCCCGTTTGATAGCTTGCACAGCGTTTTTTTGAAATAGTCCTTGTAGTAAACATCGCAAACCGTCACGGTGTCTTGTGTTGACCATGTAAAATAGGTTTCTTGTCCTGTGCTTATTGGGTTCTGTATGTTGGGATAATCACGGCTAAAGTCATCTTTTGAGATTCTTTGATACACCCCGCAAAAGTCACCGGTTGCCTTGTGCTTGTCGGTTGCGTTTGGATCAAAAAAGGCGACCTGATAGTCTGGGTTAGATGTAATTTTTAAAACCTGATCAAAAGAGCGGCTGTTTTCATAGTGGATTGAAACGCGCAAATGCCCCCACCCACAGATCAGCATATTTTTATAGCACGTTTGATAGGCTTCGTCTGCTTTTGATGCGTAGGAAATCTGACGGATTAAATCGCTTCGCCAGTCGATCATATCTGTTGGCGCGTCATCGTTTAAGCTTGTAACTGTAATTTCTGGGCTGTTTTTCTTCTGCTGGCCCAATATGCCGTCGATCATTGTACGGACATGGTTAAACTGCAAAGTGGGCACTTGCAAGCTTTCGCGGTCTTGCCTTATTTGCTCGTCCCATTGGTCAACGTATAAAAACTTGTTGTGCTCTCGTGCGGCCTCGTTGTAAATCGACCAGTACTCATACCAATACGAAGTGTAATTTTTGAGCTTTTGCAATAACGCTTGCTCATCTGCGCGTGTGCGCTTTGTTCTATATTTTCTTTTTTTTTGCTTAAGGTCTGAGTCTGAGATTTCAGTAGTTGTGTTGTATTTCATTGTGATGCCCACGATCTAGAGAAAGTGAATAAATGGCTGCGATCTTCGCCATTGGCCGAGTTTTTGCTAGTTGTTGCGTATTTTGTCGCGATGTATTCGAGCGCCTCGCATATGTGAGAGTGTAAATTTTTCGCCGGTTGCTCTTTGTATTGTTTGTTTTCTGATAATGCGGTGCTTTTGATCAATTCGTACTTAAATTTGCCCATTAACCCTTCTCTTATCATCGCACAATCTTTGCTAAGGATCAATCCAGGCTCGCCGCCGGGCATTCTAGTTAAAAAATACTTCAAAGCGTCGCGCCTAAATTCTGCCTTGTTTGATTCTGCAGCATAACTTATTACACCGGCTTCTCGTAAGATTGTAGCACAAGTGCCCCCTCCTGGCGTCATTGCGTCGCCCGATGGATCGTGGCATGAATTATGACTATTGCGCCACCATGGATATTTTCTATCAAGTGCAGGGACCACGATTTCATGCGCAAACTCTCTCAAGCTCATGTACTCGGTCCAAAACTCCTCCAGTATTGCAAATTGTCCATTTGGCATTAATTGCACAACAGCACACGCGGGGGTGTTCCCAAAATCCCAACCTAAGCCTATTTCTCGTTGTGCGTTTGGTTGTATGTTGTAGTCGACATAGTGGAATCGGTCATTATACTCCGGATGAATTGCGCGCCCTTCTTCTAAGACGCCATATTCGCCACACAAGGACACTTTTATGTATTCCTCTGTTGCACCCTGCGCTAAGTCTAACCAGTAGCGCGGCTCGTGTCCTTCTTCTGTCACTTGCCACAGATAGTCACAGTCTGGATTATTTGCCCATTTGCCGTCGTCGGTTTTGATTAAAGCCGCGGGCATTTTGTAAATCTTGAACCCCTCTGGGCGTTCTTTTTCGAATATTTGATATATCCAGTGTCTATTACTTGGCGGGTTGCAGTCCATGATCACAAGAGGCTTTCCCAGTGATCCGCCGGTTGTGTGCTTGTCCGGGTAGCGATTCGTCCTTTCTATAAAAGTCTGCATTAATTCGCGAGACTGGAAGAATTGCGCCTCGTTCACATAGATTGCGGTTAGTTCTAAAGATTTAAGCCGCACAACGTCGTTAAGAGACTCAACCGCTAAAAATATGATTTCAATGTGTACTTCGTCATTTTTTATCACATGGGTTAAGGGTGAATCACCGCGAACCTTGCCGAAGTATTCCTCAGGAAACCAATTGAGCCAGGTCCTGATCGTTGTTGTTTTTAGCTGTGAGTAGGTATTCCGAACAACGCCCCACTTGCACCGTTTGATTCCGTCCTTGCCGGGGGGCATGTTCATCGCTGTCATGTACATATGCACACAGCAGGCCGAAGACTTACCCGAACCAACCGGACCCATCAACATCTTCACGTGGTTCTGATTGTCTTGCAAAAATTCATCTACAACTTGCGAAGTTATAAACTTTTTAAGCATTAGGCCTTATCCTTAACGCTCATAATTTGCAGCTCAAATTTAGACGAAGCGTCACTTTTTAGCTCAATCGTTTTCTGTTTTGGCAAGATATAGTCTAGGAGCTCCGTCTTTCCTTTTTTTATGTAATCCTGAAACATTTTACACACCCCAAGCTCTATTAATGTGATGTTTTCATCCTGCGCAAATTCTAAAAACTCATCTTTAGTTAAAGCCCCGATTTTGTAAAATGTGTCGTAAATTTCGCTCTGCTTATAGCCTGCCTGTTTTAATCTTGTAGCTATCTTCCGCGGGCGTCCGTTAGGGTTTGCCGTTTCCCCTTTTTCCAAGATATGCATTACGCCCCCGTGGGGCTGTTGTGTTGGTTTAACCATGCGTTGCCTCCTTTGTTCGACCTTTGTATTATTGACTGCCAAACAATTACAATTTTAATCTATTCTTAGCTATTAAAAATATCTCCTCGTCTTTCTCTATGCCAATATAACGGCGATTAGTATTCATGCAAGCCTCAATTGTTGACCCGCTGCCCATGACAAAATCAAGCACAAGGTCGCCTTCGTTGCTGTAGGTTTTAATTATCCACTCAAGAAGATCAAGCGGCTTTTGGGTTGTGTGGTAGCTTTTACGGTCCCGGTTAAATTTTAAAATGGATGTTGGGTGCCGATCGCCGGAAAGGTTGGCATATGTCATCCTTCTGTAATTGCGGTAAATTTCAATCTTTCCCTTGTTGCCTTCATTGTCTATACGTGGCTTGCCTTTTGTTTTTTGCGGATTATAAGTTAATTTTAATTTTTCCCATTTACTCTTCATTTCCTCATAAGGCATAAAGCCCTGCATTTCTTCAAGGTTGAATAGCTCGGTGAGTTTTTTATAGTTTTTTTCAGTTGGTAGTCCAAACCTCTTATTTTTGAATCCATAGAAATGAGACATTGAACTATTGCCGAATATGTCTCTGATCTCTTTATATGGTAGTCCGATATATTCGCGCACTTTTTGCGCGTATTGCCTGAGTTCTAAGTTGCGCTCGATGCGTAAATCATCCCTGATATGCGCGAAAATGTAGATCATCTCGTGCTTTCTGAGTGGCATTTTGTTTGATGAAAGGAAGCCCACAGGTATATGCTTTTGCCACACCAAGTCGTAGCGGAAAAAGGCCGGGTTTGAATTTATGAGTTGAATTCCGTATTTGGTAGTGCAGAAAAAAACAAAAATGCAGTTATCCTTAGCTATTCTGTTTAGGCTTTCCCACATCTGCCCAAGGTCTAGAGGCAGATCCCATGCGCACGACGTCTGCCCATACGGCAAGTCAACAAGTACTAGATTGATACTGTTAGATGGTATGTTTTCGAACTCATCGAAGCAATCCGCGTTTTTGATGTAGCTTTGAAATTCCATATTCTCCCCCTTTTTTTTTACATCTTACACATTGAGCTATTCGCCTTTGTTGTTGGTTTGTAGGTTTTACCTGATGCCTGACCCTTCCGGCTGGTGCTTTTGATGCCCCCATTACTACTTTTGAATTTGTTAGTTTTGGCGCTTTTTTTCATTGTGTTGGCTGGTTTCATTTTTTTTCCTCGCTTGTAAGACATGGAATCATTGACACACAAAATAAAACAAATTATACTATAATGCACAATATATAAGCATTTGTTGATACTTTGTTTCATTCCGACGGCTAGGAAGGGCGCGAGTAAACCGCGCGTGTTGTTTAGTGAGCACAACACAAGAGGCAAGGCTAAGCGCTGGGCCTAGTTTACGCGGCGCATTTTTATATTTTAAGGGGGCACAATGCAACAGAAAGAAAGTCTACCATATCTTAAAGGTTTAAAAGAAGCGGGTACAATCTTTGGCTTATCTTATAACAAGATGAAGCGATTCGTACACGAAAGAGACACAAACGGACTCAAAGAGTACATATACCAATTTAAAACTAATAAGCCAAATTGTAAAATATACATTGATGTCAATGGTTTTGCTGATTGGATAGAAAAGCAAAAAGTTACAAATCGCGCATAGTTAATAGTAAGGGCTGAATATGTCTAATAAAGACAAGAAAAAAGGAGGAAAGCGGCCATGGGTTAGTAAATACAACTGGCCACCTGCTATATTTAACGCTAAAACGTGGAAGGGCTGGATGGATTCTATTGCAGGCAAGACTAAATGCGAGACATGCGGGAAAAAATACAACAACTATGTAGGCGTAATAGGCGAAGGGGGCGTTCCTTTTGCTAAGATTTGTTATACATGCTTAAATAAAACCAATTAAAGACTTTTTAAGCCTTTCTTTTTTTTCTCTGTAATAATAAATTTTTTTATTATCGTGTGACTTGGCAAGATAACATCTCTGATGTTTTGGTTTGCGTCTTGAAATATAATTTTATAAAAGGGCATTGTGCTCGTCATCCTCAACTTTTTCTGTATTTGCACCTCTAGAACCTCCACTTTTTCGCTGCATATTTCTACAACATCGCCTATTGATAGATTTTTTGGTATGACGTATCTGCTCATAAATAATCCATAAGGGGGTGCACTATGCACAAAAACATAAGAATTAAACCTTTAAGTGTAAATATAGCATATAGGGGGAAAAAATACGTGACACAGGCTCACAAGGATTACAAAAAACTCATCTTGTTAAGCCTTCCAAATGAAAAGCTTAAGATAGCACCCCCTTTCAAAATGAATTATAACTTCGGCTTTAGTACAACCAAGGCTGATCTTGATAATCCTGTTAAGGTTCTGCAAGATATCATTTGCGAAAAGTATGAATTCGATGATCGGCACATTTGGGAAATTAATATTAAAAAACACATTGTGCCAAAGGGAAAAGAATATGTTGAGTTTGAAATAGTAGAAATAAATAAACCAAGACTGAAAGCAAGAAAAAACGTGCAAATGCTAGGAACGGACGAAATTAGAAAAAATATGACCGAAAATTCAAGATACAAGCTGCGCCCTCTTCCTTGAGAGTCACAGATTGCCTAACAGCACTTTTTTTAACTAAAAAGGATCATGAAAAGACATTATAAAAAATCCATGAGCCATAAGTCAATATTTACTTGTTTATTCCTGCACTAGAAATTATTCGCTGCTCTTCTTCTTCCATTTTCCTAAACTCCTCTAAAAAATCCCATTTTTTACGCTGCGGTGCCGTAAATGGCAGCATGTCAGAGTCACTTTGTCTTTGTGTTTTTAATTTCTCCGGTGATGCGCTCTTTGTGGGGCTTGGTGTTTGGAATATCGAATGACAGAAGGGCTCACTTTTGGCGCTTGTACTTCTTCCTATTGGCAATGGCTTGCTATGTTTAACTGGGGAATGAACAATATTAGCTTGCTTATAGATTCTTTCGTATGTGGTGATACTTTCCTCATTTTTAGGGTCTTTTTCTTTATGTAGTATTATATTTACACTTGAGGCATAAGTTGAGACTGTCTCGGCGTCGCTCCTTTGGGTTTCGGTTGAAAGGTTCCTTTGAAGATCAAAAAGGGGCAGCGTCTTTTCTGTTGGTTCTGGCAAATCTAGCGGAAAAATTAAATCTTGCGCATTTTCTGTTAGTGTTTCTGCTTTGTTTTCTTTGTTCTTTTCTTCTAGTGTATTAAAAAGCGTCCGTTGGCGTTTATTTTTTGAGTCTTTATCAATTTCTGCAAAAAGTGACGACTTAACGCTTGTGACGTGAGGCCGCACATAGTGCGCGCGATTCTTCAGTGTATGCTCTTGATCTTTCCTATTTTTTAAATTGCTCATGATTCCCCCTTTCTTGGTTGTTTAAAGTGAAGGGGTAGTATACAGGCTTTTTTTGTGGTGTAAAGTGTGAATATGTAGGATATTGTCGTTTAGTTTACTTACCACTTAACTTTATCAGCCCAATAAGCCGCCGACATTTTTCCTTTTTTGATGTTTTTGGCGTGTCTCGCTTTGAATGCCGCCCTTTTTTCTTTCATGGCTACTGTCTCCCCCGTTTTAGGTTTTCCGGCGGTTATGGCCCCTTGCTGGCCAAATCTGATGGTTTTTATGGTGTCTCCTTCCTTAGCAACTACAATGTGCGACTTGGTCGGGTGGTTTGGTGTTCGTTTTGGTTTGTTATAACCAGTCACCCCCGCTTTTTTTAGTCTTGCGTCTGTCTCTTTTTTCATTCTAAAAACCAAAAAATAAAAATTTATTGTTGATATCAATAATATTGTAAGTTGTTAGTTGTAAGTTGTAAGTTGTATAGCACAAAACGGATTGCGTGTCAAATGCGTTGATTTTAAAGGGTTTTTTCCAAAAAAACGTGTTTTTTTTTTACAAAAAATTACAAAAAAATTGATAAAAACTTTACAAAAAATTACAAAAAAAATTACAAAAAAAAATGATAATCACAGGTTATACAGAGTTATCCACAGGTTATCCACAGGTTATAAAGTGATGTTAGCGGTGATGTTAGCGGTGATGTTAGTTGCAGCGTTTGATTTTTTCGAGGGTCGGCATGTGTAAATAGCCTTCGGGGGTGATTGTGAATCGTTGGTTAAGAACGTTTTGAAGCTTTGCAAGGGTTGCTTTTTTTGGCTTTATGCATAAAAGGGCACAGATTGACGACAAATCAGCAGGCAAGGGGGCGCCTGATGTCTCGAAAAACTCATCAATGAGAGATATATATAGACCTATTTCTTCCATGTTAAAGCGTCTTGTTTCATTTCTGAACTCGGCTATATCATGATGATAATATTTATTTTTTGCCATTTTCCCTTTTCCCGGT